AGTCCCGGCCCACGGTCGTTGACGAAAAGCTCAACCCACTGGCTGAAGGCGATAACAAGCCCTACGCCGGTTGCTACGTCAACTGCACTGTGCGCCTCTGGGCCCAGGATGACCCCAAGTGGGGCAAACGCGTCAACGCCCAGCTCAAGGCGGTCCAATTCTGCGCTGATGGGACTCCCTTTGGGGAAGCTCCTGTTGCTGCGGAGGAGGAGTTTGACGAGGTTGACGGTGCCGATGATTGCCTGTAACCAATTCCTGCACCGCTGCAAGGCGGTGTGGGTCTCAGGAGCGGAGCTGGGCGCGTGTGTGCGCCAAGGGTGAAAACAGCTCCGCTCCCTAGACCTACATCGAATGAAGCTCAACCAACTGCAACGTGACATTGTCCTGGAGACGCTCCAGGGAACAACACGCAATTGTCGGCATTGCGGCCGGGTTATCCTGGGGAGACGTGGATACCAGTGTGGTTCTTGCGTTGACAAAGCGTGCCGCAACAAGGAGCCAGGGCTGATCACGCGAGCTTACGCCAACCTCAAGGCCAGCGCCAAAAGACGCCGCAAGGAGTTTCTGCTGACCAAGGAGGAGTTTGCCGCGTTCTGCGAGCGGACCCAATACCACGTCCTCCGTGGGAGGTCTCCCAACTCCCTGACCGTGGACCGGATTGACACCAACGGTCCTTACGCAATCAACAACATACGTGTTCTCAACCACGCCGCCAACTCGACTCGCGACAGCGTCCCTTACGCAGAGTTCATGGTTGATGGAAAGTTTGACGCCAGCGCCTACTTTGGCTGGGACATGACATGAACATACTTCACCTTGACTACGAGTCCTTCAGCGCTGCCAACCTCAAGAAGGTTGGCGCGTATCGTTACGCAGCTGATCCAAGCACCAGGATTCTGATGATGGCGATTGCCCTCAACGATGAGGAGCCGCGCATGCTGTTCCCTCAGGAGGTCCTGGACGCCTTTGGCTGGGAGCAGGACCCAGTTGCCTTAGACTGGTTCGCCCTCGCCCAGGACCCAGAGACGCTTGTTTACGCACACAACGCTGGGTTTGAGGTGGCGGTCAGCTCCTACCGCCTTGAAGAGGACCTGGGCCTGACTCCCCCTCCCCTGAGATCGTGGCGCTGCACCGCTGCGATGGCGCGGATGGCCGCGTTGCCCTACGGCCTTGAGGACGTGGCCGCGCTGTTGGGCCTGGAGGAGCAGAAGGACAAGGCTGGCTCCGCCCTCATCAAGCTGTTCTGCACGCCCCAGAAGGTGGGGAAAAACAAGGGAGTGCGGATACTGCCGTGGAACGCAGTCGAAAAGTTCAACGCCTTCATCGGTTACTGCAAACAGGACGTGCGCACTGAGAGGTCCGTCCACAAGAAGCTCAGGCACTTTGACTTCCGTGGCGCAGCCGCCAGGACCTTCATGACCGACACGGTCATCAACCAACGCGGCATCCCGGTCAACGTCCCTGCCCTCCGCAAGGCCAAGGTCCTGATTGACATGGCTCAAGGCCGTGAAGGTCAGGAGTTCAGGGACATCACCGGCCTGGGCGCGTCTCAGGTCATCGCCGTCAAGAAGTGGTTCGCCCAACGAGGCTACACAGGAGCGGACATGACCGCCGTCAGCGTGGAGCGTGCGCTCACCGACACGTCCTGGGCTGACTCGCCTGAGACGCTCCAGGCCATGAAGCTCAAGCAAAGCCTCTCCTACTCCGCCACCGCAAAGGTCGCCACGATGTTGAACTGCGACTGCGGAGACGGCGTGGTGCGAGGGACGCTCATGTTTTACGGTGCCGGTCCTGGGCGCTGGTCTGGGAAGCTGATCCAGCCCCAGAACTTCAAACGACCCACCCTCAAGGACACCCAGGAAGCTTACCGGGACCTGTGCAACGGAGCGTCCTTTGACCACATTGAGCTGCTCTACGGTCCGGTCCTTGAGGTGATTGCCTCCTGCATACGCCACTTCATGCAACGCCCCAAGGGCAACATGTATGACGTGGACTACTCCTCCATTGAAGCGCGAGGCGTCTGCTGGCTGGCTGGTCAGGAGGACGCCTTGGAGCGCTACCGCAACGATGAGGACGCTTACATTGACATGGCCGCCTACATCTTCAACCGCAGGATTGAGGACGTGACCAAGGAGGAGCGCTGGTTGGGCAAACAGACCGTCCTGGGCTGTGGATACCAGATGGGCTGGCAGAAGTTTCTGGACCAGTGTCTGTTGAACGCTGAAAAATACAAGATCAAGGGGATTGTCGTCACCAAGGAAATGGCCCAAAGCGGAGTCACCGCCTACCGGGAAAAATACAACATGGTGAAGCAGCTCTGGGATGACACCAGGAGAGCGGCCACAAACGCCATCATCCACCCAGGCAAACCGTTCAAGGCAGGGAAGCTCCTGACCTTCACCGTGCTGACCCTCAACGGGATACCTTATCTGGCCATGCAGCTGCCGTCTAGGCGCAGCATCGTTTACCCCTGGCCCAAGATTGAGAAGGTGATGCGGACCTATGAGCGCGAGGAAATGCGCAACGGAGTCCTTGTCAAGGTCAAGGAGCGCAAGCTGGAGAACACCATCACCTACTACGGCAAGATCAAGGACAAGCTCTGGGGGAGAGTCCAGACCTACGGCGGCAGTCTCGTGGAGAACGCAACACAGGGACTGGCCGCAGACGTAATGAGCAACGGAGCGGCCAACGCCCTGGAGCGTGGACACGACGTCATAACCCTCATTCATGACCAGGCACTCGCTGCGGAGAACACCAAGCTTGGGCTCCAGAGCTTTATTGATGCCCTCACGGACCTCCCGCCCTGGGCCGCAGGTCTCCCCATCAAGGCCGATGGCAAGGTTGTCCCCTTTTACCTCAAACTATGACCACTGAAAAACTCAAAAAGAAGCTCAAGGGACTTGCCTCAAGAGGCGACAACCTGGCCGTGGAAACGCTCAAATACATTGAGCATCTGGAGCAGCAGAACACGCAAGCAGTTGCCCGCATCATTCAACTTGACCCGTCTGCGCTTGACCCTGACAAGGGTTGACCTTTTCTTCCCTAAAATGAAAACACTTTTCCCCAAGGAAGAAAAACTCACCCCCAAGATCGTTGAGGAACTGTCCCCAATGATACGCAGTTGGACCACGCTCAACGAGGTCCTGCGTGAGGACACTGTCCCGGTCTCCACGCTGCGGCACCTCCTCACGATTGAGGCGAGAGGACGCAAACGCCCAGGCATACTTGAGCCATTGATTGGCCGCATCTGCTCCAGGGAGCGCAAGCGGCTGTGGAAACTGTGCAATGGCTAAGTCCCGCCAGCGCGAGGCGTCAGTGGAGGGTGCGGTTGTTCAATACGCGTTGAAGCGAAAGGTCCTGACGTGCAAGTTCACGAGCCCAGGCAACAAGGGAGTCCCGGACCGCATGTTTATATTTGAGGGCAGGACTATGTTCTTGGAGTTCAAACGGTTAGGAGAGCGTCCCACCAAGCTCCAGGGGCATTGGCTCTCCAAGCTTGGCGGCCACGGCGCGATGGCGTCCTGGGTGGACAACGTCCCAGACGGCAAGCGCATGGTGGACTCCCTCGTAGCCGGCAGGGACGAAACATTGTTGTGAAAACCTGGATACCATCTGAGCCTCAGACGCTCGCCCTGAAGCACCTCCGCAACGACCGCGCTGCCCTGTTCATGGGCTGCGGCCTGGGCAAGACCTCCGTGGTGCTCCACCGCCTCGCAGAGCTGTTCTCAGACGGTGCCACGGATGGTGCCCTGGTGGTGGCCCCGTTGCGCGTCTGCAACCTCACCTGGCCGTCTGAGATCGCAAAGTGGGCTGGGCTCAGAGGTCTCACCGTGACCAACCTCCGCACGCCACAGGGCCAGGCGCAGCTGGCACGCCGCAAGGGCGATATCTACCTGTGCAACTACGAGGCGTTGCCCAAGCTCCGTGACTCCGCCTTCCGCAACAAGCGGGTGGGCTTTCTTGGCTTTGACACGGTGATCTGGGATGAGAGCACCAAGGCCAAGAACCACAAGAGCATGCGGGTGAACTCCGTCAAGCCTCTGTTCCACAAGCACTGCAAACGCCACTGGGGAATGACCGGCACTCCCTCGCCCAACGGGCTGCTTGACCTGTTCGCCCAGGTCCGGTTGTTGGATGGGGGAGACCGCCTGGGGAAGTCCTACCAGACCTACAAGGAAGCGTATTTCAAGCCACTGGATTACAACGGCTACAACTGGGTCCCCAAGGACGGCGCACGTGAGCGCATCTACCAGAAGCTCAAAGGCTTTGCGCTCACGCTCAAGAGCAGCGATTGGCTTGACATCCCGGACACCGTGGAGGAGGATGTTGAGCTGAACCTCAGCAAAGGCACCAAGGACCGGTATGAGGAGCTGGAGCGCGAGCTGCTGCTGGAGATGGAGCTGGGGACCATAGTTGCGAACAACGCCGCAGTGCTTGTCAACAAGCTCCTCCAGCTCTCCTCTGGTGCGATCTACTCCCAGGAGGAGGTCCCAGGTGAGGAGAAGCTTCAGACCGTCGTGCACCACATCCACGACTCCAAGGTGATGCGCCTCGCGCAAATGTGCGCGTCCCTCGCGAAAAGCCGCAAGCCCGTCCTGATTGGCGTCCAGTTCAGACACGAGCAGGAGCGGATTATGAAGGCGGTCCCTGGCGCGGTCCGCTTTGACCAGGCCACCACGGAGAGGGCGCAACAGGTCCTGATTGACAAGTGGAACAGGCGCCAGATTCCAGCCCTAATCGCCAACCCAGCGTCCATGGCCCACGGGCTCAACCTCCAGGAGGGCGGCAGCAACATCATCTGGTTCACAATGCCTTGGAGCCGTGAGCTTTACGACCAGTTCAACGCCCGCCTAGCCCGCACCGGTCAGGAGGAGATCACGACCGTCCAGCGGCTCGTGATGGCCGGGACGATGGATGAGGTTGTTTTGGAGGCGTTGCGGGGCAAGGAGGAGGAGCAGACCGCACTCCTAGACGCCCTGCGCGTGTGGAGGGAACACAAACTTGTGATTGGATGAAGATTTATCTTGAAGCTCGCGAGGTTTTCCCTTTTGCTGATGACCGAACCACTAACCACTGAATCATGAAAACCATCACTGCCTTTCGCGCTCTCCGCAAAAACAGACTTGCTTCCTCCAGCGAGTCGAAACCATACAAAGTCCGCTCCGTGAACAAGGACGGGACTATAAGCAAAGCTCAAGTCACCTCCTTTTGCGAGTTTGCCACCAAAGGACAAGCGGAGGTCGCAATGGACCAAATGTCTAAGCTCAACCCAGGCAGACAGTTCGCTGTCACCTTCAACTGAATTGCCATGAAACTCAAAGCCACCCCAACCTCTCAATCCCTCCCGGAACATCTCTGGGACGCTCTCGCTGACAGCCAGATCACCCTCACCGCCCACGATGAGTGCCCACTCCCCTGGGACGCCTCATTTGAGGTCCAGGGTGAGACGATTGTTGTCTCAGGCGGTGCCGGCCCATCCGGGTTTGGCGACTGCGTTGTCAAGGTCCCTCGCGACTCCTTCAACCTCTGCTACGACGTTGAGCTGACCTACCCGGAAAACCTCCCGCACGGAGCGGTGGAGGAGCTTCAAACCCTTGGCTGGGAGGTCGTGCTGTGAGCCTTCCTGAACGTCTCCTGGAGTTTCTTTCCACCGGTCCCGCCTGCTCCAGGGACCTCACTGAGGCCATCTATGGCATTCAGTTCACCCACGACCAGCACGCAGCCGTCTGCACCGCCTTGCGCCGTCTCCACGACCAGGACCGGATAAAGCGGAGAGACTTTGACGGCACGCTCCTCCACCGCCTTGACGACGGGCACCACCTTTACCACTATGAAGCTAAACCCTGAACAGTTCCCAGGAGCCTGCGAGCTTTTGACCTGGAGCAAACCAGGCGGTCCATCCCTGATTGACCGTGCCGCAGACGACATCAGAAAGCTCGCTGGGCTCATCCCAGAGCCACATGCGCCGCCGTCTATCACCTCCAAGGTCATCCCCCTCACGCCCTGGGTCCCGGAGGTTGCCCCCAAGAAGGTCGTTTCAAACATTGACGAGTCCCTTCTATGACCTCCTTCACCGCACATTACTCCCTGGCCGACAGCGGCCTAGTTGAGGTCGTCACCGTGGCCGGGATGTCCAAAGGCGTCAGCCTCCACTGTTCCGGCGCAATCGTTGTTGACGGTCAACCGCACGTCGCACTGTTGATGACCTACAGCGCTCTCAAGGACCTTGGGTTCACTGGGACTGAGGCTATTCACATAATGAACCTCTTCAACAGCAGCTTCACATGAACCGCAAACAAGATTTCATCCGCTTCTGGGCCCAGACCGTCCTGATGGCCGACTGCGACACGCACATCTACCTCCCCCTCTGGTGCGCTCAACGATCTGGCCAGGACTCCACGGAGGAGCTGGCCTGGCTCGCCTGGCTCACTGCGATCACCTACAATGGTCCCACGGCCTTGGCGGTGTTTGACCATTTCCCCCGGACTCCTGTTGACTCCACGGAGCTGGGGAAGCTCAACGCCTGGAACAAGGCCAACAAGACTCTCCTCCCCCACGGAGCAGACCAGAAGTGGTTCCGTGGACGCCTTGCGGACGCAACAGCCGGTCTCCTGGCAGTGACGGGCGTCAATATCGGTGCGTTCTTCCAACAGCGGAGCTTCAAGGAAGCCTGGGACGCAGTCACGGCGATAAACGGCGTGGGACGCTACACCGCGTGGCTGTTCCTCCAGGCCATCTCACGCATGCTCGATCTCAACTACCACCCCAACTCCCTTGACCTGGGCGACAGCTCCAGTGACATGAACCGCAGGGGAGTCTGCATGGCAATGGGACAGGACGAAAAAGCCGTGAAGGGCTACAAGTTTAGCCGTCAGGAGATTGTGGAGCTTGAGACGTTCGCCAGCGAGTGCTACTGGACCGTGAGCGGCAGGACCAAGGAGCCAATGCCCCTGGACTACTTCACAATGGAGACCGCATTCTGCACCTTTGCCAAGCTGTTTCGCCCCAAGAATGGTCGTTACCTGGGATACGTCTGCGACCGCGTGATGGGCCAGATCGCAGAGGCACGCGTCAACGGTCTCGCGCCCATCACCACAATGGACCTTTTCGTCAAGTCCTGTTTCCATCCAGCGTTCCACAACAGCAAAGGTCCTGACGCCTCTCAATACGCAATCTACGCCAACGAGGGTGTTTTCACCACCAAGCGTGAGGTTGCTCATGAAGCCAAGTCCAAACTCCACCTCCTCTCCTACTTATGATCTTCAACATACGTGGCTCCAATGGAGCCGGCAAATCAACGCTGGTCCGCAACGTCATGGCCCAGTTCAAGACACGCGAGCCAGTGTTCACTCCTGGGCGCAAGCAGCCTCTCTACTACCGCCTGTGGGTTGGGGAGAGGAGCGGCAGGCCGGACCTCATCGTGCTGGGCCACTACGAGTCTGAGTGCGGAGGTTGTGACACGATTCATTCCATGGATGAGACTTACGATCTTGTCCACAAGGCGGTCGCTGAGGCGGAGCACGTCATGTTTGAGGGGATATTGATCAGCCTCACATTCGGCCGCAACCAGGAGCTTCACGACCGCTACGGCCACGACGGTTTTATGGCCATCACGCTGGACCGGACCGCACAGGAATGCGTTGACGCGGTGGACGTTAGGCGTGCCGCCAAGGGCAAGGACAAGGGACGCCCTGACGGCGTGATCTCAAAGCACAAGGCGGTCGTCAGGACGCTCCAGCGGATGGATGAATTGGGCATGAACACGCGGCTCCTGACGAGAGAAAAGGCGTTCACCGCTGTGATGGAGAGTATGTTCCTCTGACAATCTTGTGATTGGATGAACTTTGTTCTTGAAGCTCGCGAGGTTTTCCCTTTTGTTTCTTTCCGAACCACAGAACCAAAATGCCCGTCTCAATCTCCACTGAACAATACTACTTCTCCACCGGAAAACAGCCCAAAGGAACAGGTCCTTGGGCGTTCTGCCCCTCAGAGAAGTTTCACAGCAAAAACTACCTGGACTTTATCATCTGGACTCCCAGCCTCACTTACTCCGCTGCCAAGAAGTTTGCCTTGGCTGAAGCCAAAAAGCGCGGCATCACGACCTCCCTTCAAGTTTGCCCCTGAGCCATGATCTTTCCAAATCTGAACATTGACGCCAAAGCGTCCCCATGTGTCATGAGCTGCGCAGTTGGTTTTGAGCAGGCTTGCGGCGTCCACGCTCTCGCTGAAGCTTACAAGCTCCAGGAGACCTTTTTGAGGTGGCTCCCAACAGTGGTTGGACCGCTCCCTGACGGGACGCAATGCCTTGCGAGAGATTCAGGCATAGGGTTTATTTACATGAACTTGACCTCGCCTGACGATGGCGAAGCAACCTTGTGTCTTGTCACAGAAACTGGCCGCGTAACCCTTGCTTAACTCACATGATTCCTGAAATACGTAAACTCAGCCCATTCAACCGTCTGGTGCGCTTCATCCGCCTCAGGGAGGATGCGCGCCACGTCAAAAGAATGGTTGGAGGTCCCGGACCTCACAGTGATGACCCCATCCTGGCCCACTCGCGCTTCTGCAACATCAACCGGGAACACGACGCGGTCACCCAGTGGGTGAAGGCCAACGTGCGGGACCTCCCGCTAAACCCAACCCAGATGGTCGTCAACGTCCTTGTGGCCCGCATATTCAATGAGCCTGAGACGCTGAGGCACATTGTCCCCTTTTCGACTTCCAAGCACGTGATGGATCAACTGGCCAAGCTCAGAGCCAAAGGGCAACGCATCATGCGTGGTGCCTACATGATGCCCACCCACGGTCCCGGATGGACTGGGAAGCTCGTTGAGGAATACCACCTGATGACGGTTGCGCAGGCTCGCGCTGTGGACTGGCGCGTGTATGAGCAGGCGTCCCTAGCCTCTGTGGCGGACCGGCTCCTGAGCCTCCACGGCGTGGGTCCTTTCGTGGCCAACCAGATCGTCACGGACCTCCGCTACACCAGGTGGTGGGACAAGGCAGAGGATTGGAAGTCATTTGTGCTCTGCGGTCCCGGCTCCAGGAGAGGTCTTGACCGTCTGGACGGCTGCTTCAAGGGAACAGGCTCAGGGTGCCGCAGGGAGAAGGTTTACACAGCCCGCATCCACGAGGTGCACCAGGAGCTGGCCCCGCTTGTCCCACCAGAGGTCGTGGCAGCTTACCGTGACCCCAACAACGTCTCCAATACCTTCTGCGAGTGGGACAAATACGAGAGAGCGCTGTGGAGTGACAACCCCAGACTGCGGAGGAGCTACAAGTGAGCCTTACACGCGGTCAAAGGCTCATCCTTTGGGTGCTTCAACGACACACGTTGTGCAACTGGGGGCACCTGCGTGACTGTCATTCGCTCCGCAACGTGTTGGAGGACTTTGACGCCAACCTTTACTTTCTGAGGGAGCAAGGTTTTGTGGGCCAAGAACATCACTTGTTTTTCGCAACGTCCGCAGCGCCTTTAATCCCCAAAGATGCATTTTAACTTTTCACTCCAATGGCAAAATCAAGAACAATCAAAGTAAACCGGGACATAGACAAGCCAAACAGCTCCATCCCCAAGTCCTTCACTGTCAATGTGACGGTCCGGCCAGCTCCAGTTGAGAAAACATTCACAATGTCAACCCAGACGGCAGCCGCCATAGCGTTCACCCTCATACATTCGCTCCTGGACGGAACACCTGACGCCTTGGGCAATCTTGAGCTGCGGGACGGAGAGCTGGGACGCGAGCACGACCGCCACCCAAGGGACTACTGGGAACGCGTGCGCAAAGCCACTCCTCAGGACCTCGCCCACATTGCTTTGTTGACCAAGCTTGAAAAGCTATCCAAGTAACTCTTTCCGCCCATGAACAAACTAATCATCCTCCTCAGCCTGCTTGCAGCTTCCTGCGGCAAGCCCGTTCCACCGGCTCCAGTCGTTTCGCCTTCTGCCCCGCGCTTCAAGGTTGAGATTGAACGCTCAAGTGGAATAGCCACCGTGTATCTTGTGACCGATACCACAACCGGCGCACAATTTATTAGCTTGCACAATGGCTCAAGCTCGTTGGCGCTTACTCACATCTATATCAAAAAGTAACTCTTTCCCGTCATGAACAAAACAACCCAAAACCGTGCCACGCACAACATCACACGCGGTATGCGCAAGAAACAACAGCGCCGCCGTCGCCGCAACCACAAGATCGCAACTCAAAGCATCTACCAAGCCATCAACCGTAAATCCTGACCATCATGGAACTAAGAGACAGAAACTACGCCCGCCTGGCCCCGCTCGTTTATGAGCGTCTCAGGGACCAGGGGATATACGGACAGAGCCGCAACGGCCCAGTCCTGCGCCTTCCTGGCGTCACTACCCTCATCGTGGACAGGCCTTGTGAGCGTGTGTGCTTCCTCCCTCAACGGGACGCCAACCCGTTCTTCCACCTCATGGAAGCTCTCGCGATGCTTACTGGCTTCAACTCCGCTCCCTTCCTGAGCTTCTTTGCTGGGAACATGATGAACTACAGTGACAACGGCAGGACCTACAACGCCTTTTATGGCGAGCGCCTGGTCAACGGCAAGTGGGGCAACCAGCTCCACGCCGTCATTCGTCTCCTCTCCAAGGACCCAGACAGCCGGCAGGCCGTCGCCCAGATGTGGGACCCAGCGGACCTGGAGAAGATGACCAAGGACAAGGCGTGCAACATGTCCCTGATCTTTGAGGTTGACCAACACGGCAGGCTTTGCATGACCTCCTTCAACCGCAGCAACGATGCGATCTGGGGCATTGTGACGGGAGCCAACGTGGTTCACCTCAGTATGTTCCAGGAATACGTCGCCTGCGCGCTGGGACGCGAGATTGGCTCTTGGACCCACGTCAGCAACAACCTCCACATCTATACGGAGCAACCCAAGTGGCAGGACCTCAAGGACCTCTCAATTGCGGACTCCGTGAAGCACCACGGCTACCCGTTTATCACTTGCACACCGCTGTTTGCCAACGTTGACAACCACACGAGCCGCGCCACATTCGACTTAGTGCTATCAGACTTCATCCACCGCGCTTCTCAGGCCGTTGAGTGCGGGACTTACATGTTGTTTGACGGCATCCTGGCGGAGCGCATCCCGTTTATCCACAAGACTGCCTACCCGGTGTTCATGGCCTGGCACGAGCGCAAGAAAAAGACCGGAAACGTCAACTATTGGCTGGACCGGATTGAGAGCGCTGACTGGCACGTGGCCTGCAAGGAGTGGGTTGAACGTCGCAACAAATCATCCGATGAAAACCCCATTTGAACGAGCCCTTGCCGCCCACCAGGCCGGCAGCGTCCTGCGCTACCACGCAGCCCCAACGGTCCGGCCGCAAACAGTCGGGCATCACAGCTTTGGCGTAGCCGTCATCGTGATCTACCTCACGAGCGGAGATGCTTCTGCCAACCTCCTCAAGGCAGCGGTCCTGCACGACACGGCGGAGCTGTTCACTGGAGACATCCCGTTCACCGTGAAGCGCGACAACGCAGACATCAAAACAACCTTTGACGAGCTTGAGAACCGGGCTTACGCAGAGAGGCTGTTGGAGATGCCTGAGCTCACCAAGGAGGAGCGCTGCGTGCTGAAGCTCGCTGACACACTGGAGGGATACCTGTGGTGCGTCAAACATGAGTCCTCTGGTCCCGTGAGGAGTCGCTGGAAGAACGCACTGACAAACGCCCTTGTGAAGTTTGCTGACCTCGTTTCGCCCTCCGTCTTCTCAAACGCAAAGGCTTTTCTCACTCAACTCCATCCAAGAAACTTACACCCGTGAAAATATTCACATTAAAAACCTTAGCCGCTGAGCTGTGCGCATTGCTGTCCAGAGACGGCTCATTCACACACTCCAACAAAATGGAGGATGTCTTGCACGACGTGTTCGGCGGCATCAAGACCATCGTTGACGGAGAGGTTGAGGGAGGGAGCGTTGAAGTCAGCGCGCCTTGGCGGTGGGAGCGATGGGCCGTCAACCTCTATGGCAAAGGCATTGAAATGCTGGACTCAGACGGGAAAATGGCAGCTATACAGCGAGACGTTGAACAGCTGCGATCTGCCGTTGGAGAAGGGCCAACCCCAGAGTTTCCCGTGTTCCGCTTCTCCTACACAGCTCAGGACAACGAGATTTGGTTCCATGTGAAGATGGCGGAGGACGGCAGCGGGTGCAGCTACAACCTGGGGAAACACTCCAACCACATTGCCGGCAGGACCGCCATGAAGTTGGTTGAGCTTTTCCCCAAGGAGACCTCCCCCAAGCCCGTCCCGCCCCAATCCATCGGCAAGCTCACCGTCTCCGTTGAGACCACAGAAAAGCCGGCATTTTGGTTCAGCAAAGGCACAGGTGGGATTGTGTATCTGTGCTCTCGCACCGCGTGCGGCAAAGACACAAGAACATCGCTTGGGAATGGTGCTGAACAAATAAGCACTTTGCCAAACTTGTTCTCCGTTGGTGCTCCCGTGTTGCTTGAACCTGCCTCCGTTGAGACAACATCACTTGGTCTGGGGAAACAGGTTGGTGGTGACCACTACCAGATGCCGATTCAGCACTTTGAGTTTGTGGCTGCCAACAACATTCCTTACGCAGAGGCTACAGCCATGAAGTATCTCTGCCGCCACCGCAAGAAGAACAAGCACCAGGACCTGGACAAGGCCATCCACTACATCCTCATGTTGCGGGCTCAGGCCTACCCGGACGCACCGCCCTGGGTCAACCCAATGGAGGCGACATGATACGACCAGGCTACAGACGCAACACAACGGTGGCTCCCTCAGACTTTGAAGTGGGCTACAAGATTCTGCGCGTTGACTACAGCCAAAGGAGCATGCCGGGACCGGGCAACAGAGTCGGGACGCTTTACCCGGTCAGACCAACGCACAAGCAGCTCCTGGCTGCGCAACACATGTTTGGCTCCTGCACGACCTACTACCAAGGGACCGCCAAGGGCTTGTCCCCTGAGGAGCTAGACGCGTGGTTTATGTTGTTTTCCTGCTACCCTCCGCTACCCTGTTGAAACCGTCCCACCTCAAGCCTCGCCCCGTCACAGGGCGAGGCTTTTTCATGCGTGCGGGGCAATCGTCTGCTCAGCGCACGGGTTAACCTCAGGGCCCCACACGTCCTGGGCCGCAGCCCGCCAGTAGAAGGCAGCGTGTGCGCCAGGAGCTGGGATGATGATGGTGTAGTTGGGGGAGGTCCCGGAATACAACAGGGTTGAGCCGTCTGGTGTGAAGCCAGATGTGTGTGATCCCCAGACCTGGTAGCGCCGCAGGTCCGCATCGGTGTTTGGGTCCCAGCTTGCGGCGTAGGTGTAGTGCCCTCCGTCCAGGACCGCCGCACCAGTCGTCATACCGGTCACGGCGGCAGGAGCCGGGTTGTTGACGGTCAAGGTCTCAGGGTTGTCAGAATCACCCGCTGCGTTTGTCCCCACAAGTTCAAACACGAGGTCTCGCGCCACGGTCCCGTCCAAACCGGCCATCTCCCTGGTGTATGTGTAGTTGTTGTTCGCAACCACGGCGGTCCGCATGACCGTTGCGCCCTGGAGGACGGTCACCGTGTAGGAGTCTGCCGCAGGGCTGTCAAACCATTGAATGCTCACAGACGTTCCAACGAATGGGGCCACCAGCTCAAGATCGTCCACATCAGGAGGAGGCATCACGACCTCTCCCACGTCGCCATCCCACGTCGCCCAGGGCCCAGCGCCAAGGTTGATTCCAGCCACCCGAACGTAGAGGTGGACCGGGTTGACTGATATGGCAAAACTGGTGTTTGTGATTCGTCCAATTGTCTGCCAGTCTGTCCCGTTGCTTGAGGTTTGAATCACGTAAGTAATTGCGCCCAACGCAGGCTCCCAGGAAGCTAGAACAACCGTGCGCGAGTCTGGCAGCGGCTCCACCTTGAGTCCATAAACGACAGGAAGCGCAGGGACCTCTGGAGGCAGGGTTGGGTTGTTGAGCGGAGGTGCCTCAAGCTCGTCAAACGAGTAAACCTGTGACTTGTAGACATGGCACTTAATCTCCACCTTGTCTTCAGACGGGACGATGCCAGTGACGGTGCAGTGTTCTCCCCAGTTGCCGCTTGTCCCGAACAAATACAGGTATTTCTCGTGAATGTTGTCCAGTGGATAGGCGTCAGGGAGCGTTGCGCCCAGGACCACTTTGTTGGGCGTTGAACCTGCGGTCGCGACTATGGGCCCAACCCTTGTCCCATCCCGTTTCCGCAGGAGGATGTAGTGGACCGGCTCAGGGACCTCCACAGTTGGCGCGGTGAACTGGACCGGCATAGAGAGCGTCAACGTGGCAAGCTCCGTCTGGATGTTGCCGTCAATCTTCAGCACCTGACCTCCCTGGCCCCAGCGTGGCAGATCGTGGCTGACGGCTATGAGGTCTCCAAACGAGGGCAGGTGCCCTTCAAGCCCGGTTGAGAACACAATGCTCTCACGGTGGAGTTTCCGTCTGGCGTTGATGCGCATACCCTCTGTGTAGGCGTGCTGCCGACTGGTGCAGCCGGTGAGCGTCACCTTGTCCGGGTTGACAGGCTCAAAGTCCTCTGGGTCATAACACAACACCGTCTCGCGTCTCCAGGTTGACCCGTCAATATACTCAACCTCCACGCCGTCATACTCCTCCTGTGTGGGCAATTTGATCTGCCATGAAAACGAGTCAGCCAGTATGTTGTCCTGGTTGAACACGGCGCTGGGAAGGGTTTTAGGCTCATCCACAATCATTGTGACTCGCGAGCCGTTGACCATCGGGACGGCGCTGGCGAGTCGCGCAATTGTTGTCGCTGCGACCCAGGCGGTCATCTTCTGGTCCACAACCCAGTCGCAAAACTTCCCTGCTGCCGTGAGCTCAGCGTCAAGGGCCAACAAAGCCTCCAAGTCCAATTGGCTGTTGCTGAATCGTCCACCGTAGGCGGAGCGGAAAACGTCGCAGAAGGCCCACACAATGGACCGCGTTGCCTCAGGTTCAGTCCACTCCGTCCCGGTCCAGCGCGGCAACATGCGCGTGGCAATCACGTTGATCGTGTTGCTGGCCCTGTCGTTGAGGTTGTTCGTGGCGCGAGCTTTTATGGCCAACAGGGTGACGCCTCCATACTCTTTCGTGGATGGGAGGAAAGCCCGCATAGCTTCCCAGCGCAGGGTGTCGCTGCCCCGGCTGCCTCCGCTCTTGGCGTTGGTCCTGGCTCCACGCACCTCGTATCGCCCTGGTGCCACGGCTGCCTCAAGGGTGAAGCGCTGCGGCGTCGTAGTCGCGAGAGTCTTGGAAAAGACAAACAGGTCATCCCAGGCCGCCAGCGGTGTGCCGTCATCGTCCACAGGGCGATACTCAAACAGGGCGGTGACCGTGAGTGGGCCAAGACCTCCCTTGTTACCGGTGTAGTAGAGACCAACTGGCAGCGTCACGTCTATCTCCAGTATGCTCGCGAGAGTCCCTGGTGGATTGGCGATGAAACCTCCCACCGGCCCATCGTAGCTCCCTTCATCAGTTCCAAACAACTCGATACTGGAGACCTCCGTTGAGGTCACGACGTTGTCGGGAAAAAGCGTGACCTGCTCGCCTGGCTCGTAGAAGGCGTATTCAACATCCTGAAATGAGCTGATTGGCGTGTCCTCAATCTGGAGCACGCGGTCAGCAAACTTCCCCTGTCCCAGGGACAACAGCATGTATTGATACTGCTCGTTGCCGACATACTTGTTGTAAGCTCTGGCCGCCACGGAGGGGAACAGCTGGTTGCGGCCGTAAGGGACCTCAATGGGCTGGCCTAGACGGTTTTGGTTGCGTTGGCCTTTGAGATCGAACACCGGGTCAGGCGCAGGGACCTCGCCTGGCTTTGAAGGCTTTGGGATCATTGAGGCAATGAGCACAGACGCAATTATCGTGACAGCGAGGAACGCGAAAAAGCCCTCATGGACCACCGCAAACTCAATTATGTCGTTTTCCTTCAACACGTAAACGTCCCACTCAGCCCGCATAGCTTCCCTGCCGTTTATCCTGCAGATCGTTGGGTTGCTGAACTCTTTGAAGCCTGCGTATCGCTGAAGCAGCCAGGCGCGCACAGTTATGCCACCAGGATGAAAGTGAGTCAGGTTGTCCTCAGGTTTGAATGGGTTGAACAGTTCTTTGATTTGAGCCATGGCGGTAAAAAGCGTAGTGAGATATGCCGCACCGGCGCACGGCGGACAAGCTCTGAGCCACCACCTGTGTGCGGAACGCGTGAACCACAAGACCGCCGTCAACCTCCGCCCAAATTCCCACGTGGTGATACCGTTTCGTCCTTCCCATCAGCACTGCGTCCCCATCCCTGGGCTGTTCCACCCGCTCCCAGGTCTGTCTCTCACAGTCAATTGTCGTGGACACCAGGGTTGTGTCGTAGGCCGGCACGCATGAAAACAGCGGCAGCTCCAGGTTGAACCGTGTCTTGTAAACCCACCAGAGGAGTCCCCAGCAGTCAAACTTTCCCGGCCCACGCGCCTGGCTCTCAAAAGGCTTTCCAATCAACGGGACCGCCCAGTGCTCAGCCGTCTGCAATTGAGGGGAAGCGGTCATTTGTGTAGTAGTCGTTGGGGAATGGCATGTTGACGATATCCGAAAAGGTCGCCTTGGCCGTCACCTCAAACATGTTTATGTTCACGTCCTTCAGAAACAGGCGCAGCGGTGGGTCCATCTGTGGCTGGCTGAGGTCCGTGGAGAGGTAGGGACGGTAAGTCACCAGTATCGGGACCTCTCCATATGCGGCGTAGCGCAGGAAGTCGCTCAGCTCCTGGTTCACATTGTCAATCCGCAGACGTATCTCCTGCAGGCCGCTCTCTCCGCTTTCAGGCAGGGAAATGTCAAACGCGCAGGCCTTGAAGAGTTGTTCAACAACCGCATCACTGTAGTCCTCTTCAAGCGTGGCTGTGATGTCCTCCCTGTTGCGCACCAACCACAGATCGTCAACTATAGAGGGGTTGTCGCAATGGATTTGAAGCGTCTCCAACACGACCTTGTTGGTGGGCGCTGACGCGTAAGCCTCAGCCAGGGCAGGTCTTATGGTTGGATTTGGCATGTCACTTCTTGAAGTATTGTTGAACAATGAACCACGCGATACTCAACAGCATGCTGACCGTCGCAGCGACTGTGAACACCTTCAGTTCAATCGTGTTCAGACGTTTAGCGTGGTCTGCCTGAGTCGGGACCAGGCCGTTGTTGCCAAGGCTGTTGCCGGTGAGAGCGTCCATTATTCGCGTTTGCCCGCCAGAGAGGTCAAGCAACTCCTGCTTCAGCTCGCGCCACATGCCTCGCGTGATCACAATGGGCTCGTTGTCATCGTCTTTGTTGCTCATGGCAGTTTGTCTTTGATGGTGTCAATGAGGTCTTTCTCAACCCGGTCCATGCTTCCATTCAGGGCAACTTTGAGCGGGTCAGTCTTGGGCAGCTTCTGCTCCTCCACGACCTTCACGACCTGGGTGAGCGTGGCCTTGTGAAGTTCAAGATCGTTGGAGAGCTTCCTGTGCTTCAGAGCGTCCTGGAGGAACATCCAGCCGGCAACTATCAGCCCAAGCCCGGCCAGGGAGACAAGGACCCAGAACACAGGAGTGCCCCACACGAAAATGAACGACCCAACCGCCAGCCCTATACAAAGAAGCACGAGACCGGGCTTAGGCCCAAACCCAGCCCAGGCTCCAACAGCTGCCGCCACGCCACCGACCAGGGTCATACCTGCCCCGGCTATCCCGAACCAGCGGAACAGCTCAGCCTGTTGTGCATCCTTGGCCTTCTGGAGTCCCGCAGCCTCTGCGGCCGCAAGGTCTGATTTGGCCTTCACGAGCTGGTCCCGGAGGTCCTGAAGCTCGCGATTGTGGTCACCAGCCATCTTGGTGTATTTGTCCTTGTCACCGGCCACCCCTGCGTCCACCCGCTCCCGAACGGTCTTGCGCCTGGACTCGCTGAGTATGGGCGTCCCTGCCAGATTAAGCTCGTTTGACACTGTATCGGTGACGGGGCCAGGAGGTTGGAGGGAATTTGCGTAGCTAGCGCCGTAAATGGCCTCAAATTGCTTCCTGTAAACCTCGTCACCAAGGTTTGTAACCTGTTTCCCTCCCTGGGCTGGGACCTGAGGAGCGCGGCAGCCCAAAAGGAGGAGCGTGAGACAGAAGGCGGGTGAGGTTTTCATGCGTGTAATCAAGCGGAGCCAAAGGCGAACATCCCGTAACTTTGACCATCGTGCGTCGCACGGAACTGAACAGCAGCCTTGCAGTCCAGTTCAAAGCTTGCACAAACGTAGGCGTTAGCGGCCAAAGTCAAGTTGGTTGATGGACCACCAGATAGTGTGGCAACTTTCACTCCATTTAGGATGAGCGCAAAGTTGCCTGCGCCATCCCACGCAAACCGGAAACGCATCACGGCAGACCAAGACGATACGGAGGCTGCTGTGGTGCTGACCGTCCCATACGATGCGACGTTGGTGGCCGTCACCGTCGCATTCGCAGACATTGTGACGGTTGTTCCTACTATGTTGGTGACGGTTGTTCCTACTGGGACTCCAGTGCAAGTTATCAGCTGCCCAATTGCGATTGTTCCAGCGGCGGCAGTTGTTGCCACGTTATTTCCTGATACCGTTGTAAGGTTTGTCATATACCCGTTATGGACACCAAACACAATAGTTGTGGCACCTCCAGAAGCATGCGTGAGTTTTACCTGAACTCCTGGACGCAACAAGTCCCCAACCCCATCAACTGTTGAGGACTGGTTTGCGGCCAACCCGCCAAACGGGACTTTCCCAATTGATACATAATAGTCCGCCACAGCAGTAGAACCTCCTGATGCTGATGCATTTATGCTGAAATCATAGAATCCCGGTTTGTCCCACGCGAAAGACCGCCGTGTTGTCTGCCCTGGGATGTAAGGCATATCGCCGCCTATGTTCCAACGGAGTGCTGTCTGCCCTGTCGCTGACGAGGAAAAGGTGTCCCAGTGTGTAGAATAAGCCTCATTCGATAGGGTGGACCCTGCGTTGTATTGAGATGGTGTGCCTGCCGCCATCTTTCTTGACCAACGTCCATTCTCTAACGCACCCAACGGAAACCAATACTCTGGTTCCATGTGAGGGGTTTTCCCGGTTCCCGCTTGGATACACTGGAAAGTGACTCCGTGGTATCGCACAAATTGTCCAACGGTGTAAGCTGTCCCCGCATTGAAGGCGTCCGTGGACAAACCCAGATTGGTTCTTGCCTGCGGAACTGTGGTTGCTCCTGTGCCCCCTAAGGAGGTGGGGGTCACGCCACCTCCTCCTGAAACAACTATGTTCCAAGAGCTTGGGCTGCCTGAACCGTTTGTTGTGTCTGCGTTTATTGTAACTGACCCGTTGTCAAGTGTCGTGACAGGTCCCTCAACAAACGCGGTTACGTCTGCCGTGGATACAAACCTCAATCTGGTCCCTACAGCCCAACCTGAGTTCGTAAACTCTGTGGTGAACGCCAGTGTTTTTGTTCCCGTGCCTATTGTAAGGCTGTTTGTGCTGCTCCTTGTCATCTCAGCGTTCAAGCCATTAGCTCCATCAGCTCCATCAGCTCCGTTAGCTCCATCAGCTCCGTTAGCTCCATCAGCTCCGTTAGCTCCATCAGTCCCTTTTTCACCCGTAAGCGCAATGGTCCAATTGTTGTAAGGCGCATCCTCCCCCGAATATTCATCCACTAAAAACGAGACCCCAGATGCATCCTTTGAACTAACAACCCCTTCCATCCAGACAGGCGGTGATGCGCTGGCAAATGCACGAATGCGGTTGCCAACAGCCCAAGGGACAAGCCCATCAGGGTCTGCAACCGCGTAAACCATAGTAATGTAGTCATATCCAAGCGCGGTTGGATCAACATTTGTATTGCTGACCTTTGTCATTGTGGGGTTAGATGCGTTGGCACCATTTTTTCCGCCAATGACAATCACCCAGTCACTTTGCTCTGTTCCACCCCACACGTCTGCCGTAATGGTGATCTCTGTTGAGGACGCGGCTGTGACGTAACCTTGGAAATATGAAAACGGGTCAGATGCTGAATAAACTTGGACACGCGTGTTTGTGCTCCAAGGGACAAATTGGTTTGTGCCTACGAGGGGGAAAGTGACGCTACCTTCAGCAGGAGTCCGTGTGGCTGTGCTCGTGCGGACAAGTCCGGCCGCAACCCCATCGCCAACATCTTTCGCAGTCTTGGCACGCGTAGGCACATTCCCTCCCTCCGTCACGACCGTGCTGCCCTCGCCTGTTGCGGGACCGTGCGTTATGTTGTGGTTGATAAGCGCGTCAGCCTCAAGGGTTGTGACAGCTGTAAGAGTGCGTTCAGATAGTGTGGGCATTGGATTAAACTAGTTCGGGTTCAAGCTCGTGGACATACTCGTGGAGAGTCGCAACGGCAGCTTCAAAGTCCTCCAGGGAGCCAGCTTCAAGCAACAGGTCAACTTCCTCCTCAGAGTAGGGTGCGATCTGGTCCTCAGTCTCCAGCTTGGCCTTGACAGTCCAGTGCATAACCGCGTTGTATTTTTGCGAGTAACTGTCTGCTTGAAAGCGGACCACGTAAGACTTGACCCCATCACCAAGCGGCAACGTCATGTTGAACCACGCCGTGCCGCCGTTGAGCTTGTTCTGGTAGAGGCTGCAAAAGAAAGAGAACTGGGAGTCAGTCAACGTCCATGACACTGAGATCGTCCGCATCTCGCGCTGAAACCTGGGCTGTTGCCGCACCCTCCCGGACTCCATCCTGGTCCGCTTAGCGGATGACTTCACATCAACGTCCAGGGACGCTTCAGGCAACGGCAGGAATGTGGGCCAGGTTATCATAGTGCTCTGCGGAGAGTTTTATACGTTCCCTCCAGCGCCTGAGTAAAGGGCGTTCCACCGGTCTTGACATCGCCTATGAGTGACTTTTTTGTCTCATTTATCAACACAGCGAGCACCCTGCCGTCTGAGGTCTGACGCTCCTCCACCTCAACGCTTGCGGCTGCAACGTTGTTGTTGATTATCACAGTCATTTTTTGTCCCTGCGCGGCTCCTCCATCAAATGAGTCGGCGGTAGTCCTGGCGGAGGTCACGAAAGCAGGACCACGCACCAGCTCTGGCCCCGCCTCGCCAACAAGTCCCTCGCGCCCAGCACCAATCATGCCGCCGTGTTCAAACTTGCCCTGATACTCCTGTATGGCCGTGGCGCCCATGAGAGCCACAGACGCGTAGCCAAGCCCACGGATGATTGAAGCCATCGGTATACCTGCGTAAAAACCACCTTCTGCCAACGCACGCGTGGCGGCCAGCTCAGTGTTCACAACAGCTTGAGCCATGGCAATCCCTTTGGCGGCAACAAACATAGCTTTAGCAGCTGCGTTGTTACCTTGCACCAGTTGGCTCATCTGGTTGGACACGTTGCCTGCAAGCTGAAGGACCTGACTGTGCATCTCCAATTGCTTCACCGTAACCATCCTCGCGCCAGTGACCGATATGGCGCCAAGTTTGTCCATGTAGTTTTGCCAATTCTCACGGGAGCGGTCCTGAAAGTCCTCCTCCTGAATGAGCCGGTTGTCGTATTGGTCCTGGAGTATCTGCTGCTCCGCCACGTATTGCTCCTGGAGGCGGGACGCTTTTGCCTCGCTGGCCTGAATCTGTTCAACAGCCATGCGGTCGTTCAGCTCGCGCTCCAGCTCAATTTGAATATCGCTACCTTCCTGGGTGTTCTTGCGAATGAGCTCAAGTCTGCGGTTGTAGGACTCCTGCAGACGCACCTCCTCATCAAGCAGATCGTTGCGCCCTGCGTTGTTCAGGCGGTCCTCTGCGAGCTTCTTGACCTCCTCCTGGTAGCGTTTGTCCAGTCTGCGCACGAGGTCCAGTTGCTCGTCGCTGCCATCCTTTGTCCCGTCAAGTATCATCTTCTTGCGCTTTTCGTAGGACTCCTGCAGCGCAAGCTCCTCCTCAATCAGCGAGTTGCGTAGCGCTTCAAACGCATTGCGCTGCGCCTCTGAGGAGACCTTCTCAGTGGTCCCTTTGCCAAACTTGGCCAGTGTGTCCTCTCCAAAAAACTCCTGCAGCGCCTTTCGGGCACGCGCCTCTGCCTCGTATGAGGCACGTTTTTCGTCCGCAGCGGCCTTGGCGTCAGCATACTCCCTCAGCCGCTTGTCGCGCTTCTCAAGGTTGGCAATGGTGTTGTCTGTCAGCTGTTTATCCAGCTCATCCGCTATCCCCATTGCGCGTCTCCCGGCTTCCTCAACGAGCCCAACCTGCGTCATCAGGACCTCCTTTTGCTTCTCCGTGAGTTTGCCTGAGTCAACGGCGGCATACATCTCGTCAGGGTTGAACCTGTTGAAGTGCATTCCAACGCTCTCAGGGGTTACTCCAGCGCCAAGCAGCGCGCCTCTTGCGCGTCCAATGGAATCCAGTATGCCCTGCTGAAGCTCCGCTTGATTGACCATTGCGGCAATCTCTATTCCCACCTGCTCCATGGCCCAGGCGATGTTCTCAGGCATCTGCGTGAACGCATCGGAAATGGTGTCAGCGGCAGACTTGCCTTCCTTGCCCCAGTATTGAGCCTCCACGGCGATGAGGTCAGATATGCCTCTGAGACCTATTCCAACGTCATCGAACAGAGACCCAAACCTGTTTTTGAGCGCCACTAAATGCCCCTCAAGTTGACCGCTCGCTATGGCAGCAGTCAAGTTGCCCAGCTCATCTGTCGCGAGTCGAATTGCCTGCGTTATCAGGTCCGCTGGGCCCTGCTTCGCTATGGTATCAAACAGCTGGTCCCAGGCATCGCCAAGGTTTGAGATCGCACCATCCAACGTCTTCATCCGCTCAGCCATAGAGCCGGCAAAGTTGACCTCCCCAAGGCGTATGAAGTAGTCCTCAATGTCCTTGGTGTTGTTCTTCACCCGCTCCGTCATCCCTCTGAACGTGAACACCACCTCATCCGCCTCGCGTCTCGCCTTGATGCCAAATCCCTTCAGCGGCTCAAACTCCCCTGTGGTGGCCTTGGCAACAGCGTTGGCCATTTCCGCCAGCTCCCTGTTCAGGGCAGACGCGGTGTTGCCGTAGCTGCGCATGGCCCGTTCGCTGGGGTTTAGGCCCAAGTTGACAAGCATTATGAAGGCGCCAGTAGCCTGCGCAAGATCGTAGGGTGTCTCAGTGGCAAACTGCTTGATGGCGTTGAACGCTATCACCGCGTCCTCAGCGGAGCCAGTGGCTGTTTTGAGCTGTGCCTCCAACACCTCAAAGGTCCGGGCAGTCGTAACGAGCTTGTTGACAAACGCCAGCGCTGTGCCCACCGACACAACTGACGCAACCAACCCCAGGAGCATGCGTGAAAGGCCATCAGACGCCCTGGACACGCCGCCCATAGATGACTCTACGCGTTTCGCCTCCAGGCCCAGTTTGTCAAGCTGGCGTTGGGCGTTGCCCACCTGGTCCGTGCTGACTGTTATCACCAAGTGTGCTATTTGCTCTTGCATTGTAGGTTTCCTCGCGTTGGATGTTGTTTAGCGTCTTGAGAGCACCCACCTCAAAAGCCGTAACGCTTCTGCAAGTGAGTTGCGACCAATGGTGAATCTCTGTGTAGGAAAGAAGCTCTGGTGCCTGAAGTTCAAGATACCACGTCCAAATGTGCGCCACCGACTGGGGAAGGGGTGGGACCTCCTCCAACTCCTTGGGAGTCTTGCCGGTTGCTCTTTGGACAGCTTCAAGGGTTTTTCGCCTGGATGTTTTTGTGCCCTCTACTGGCTGACTCAGCTTGAACTCTGCCCTGGCGTGGGCGTAGAGGAGGTCAAGCTGTCCTTGAAAAAACGTGTGCGATTGGCAGCCAGGCGGTCAATGGCGTCTGCGATCTGCGGTGCCTCCCTGAAGAAGTTGATCACGTTCTCCTGGGTGCACGGCATGTCAAAGGTCCACGAGACCACGAGGGAGGAGAGCAGCAGGTATTTCTCGTTGCGGATGAGAAGCTCAGTGGCTTTTTCGTCCTTTTTAAGCATAGCCTCCATGGTCTTACGGCGGGACTCAGCGTCAGCCGCACGGAAGGCGTCAGAGTCCACGCCGCGCACACGGATGGAGTGCTTTGTGGGTGTTCCGTCAGGGAGGGACAGGGGAACATCCACGCCCTCGTTTGCGCGAGAGCGGGTGAAGAAAGCCTCCATTGTTTCTTTGGGACTCATGGCCTTAAACAAGTTTGGGAGAGCGGGTGATGATGATGTTTGTGCCAGTCACAGGGTCGTAAATGGCTTGGAAGGGCAGGGTGGTCATAACCTCACCAGCTCCCTTCACATCAGGCTGACCGCCGTTGTAAACGACCTTGGGAAACTTGATGCGGTAGGCGTTGAGGTCCCGGTCAATGAAGCGGGTTTTGAGGCTGGACTGGGACTCATCAATGAACTTCCGCAGCAGGTCAGCGTCCTCAAAGTAGGTCACAATCTGGCCAGAGGCGTTGCTGCGACCAATCGTGCCAGGACCAATGACCTCGTCACTGCCGACAGCGAAACGAGGTGTGATGCCGTTCTCCAGTGTGAAGCTGAACTCAGTGACGGTCGCCAGAACGTCGTTGCCGTCCTGAAGCACACCAGTGAAGGAGTCGAACACGCGGTTGTCGTTGGACTCGACAAGAGTGTTGGGCGGGACGCTGTCGGTGATGGAGAGGGACTTGCCGACATAGGACATGGAGCCGGTCACGATGCCATCCAGCGGGACCTTCAAGGAGAGGTTGTTGATCTCAAGGCCAAAGAGGAAGTGGAGTGGCTCAGCGGTCTGGTCAGTGAACTCGCGCATGGCGGTGAAGCTGCGGCGTTCAACACCAGCCTTCAGCTCCTGCGTGAGGCAGGTCACGGTGACGTTGGTGGCCGTTTCGCTCACAAGGGTGTTGAGCCCAACAACGCTCAGTTGACCTGTTCCAGCTGCGGTCACGCGCAACATGCCGGCATTGGCTGAATCAAGGTCTCCTCCACTGAGTTGAATCACGTCGCCAACCTCCAGGCTTTCAACAAAGGAGCTTGCGGCCGTAAGGGTGCCGGCATTGGAAATGACGAGGCTGGCAATAACGTAGGGCGCAAACTTGGCCGCCCAGGTGCCCCCAAGCGCAGCTTCAAATTGCTCATCCAAGGAGCCGTAGGACAGCTCAAAGTCCACGGTGCCACCAATCTGCTTTTGGCCATGGCGAAAGTCCTGGATTTGACGATTGGATTTGATTTCTTCAGAGACGTGGGTTGTCTTACCCAGGGCGAGTGTAGTGCCTGTGTGGCGGACTTTCTTCAGGTCTCCGCTCCCGGTCAGGGCACCGTAGGTGTCCTCCTTGGCGAAGTAGAGGTTGTGGCGGGCAGATGTGCTCATGGTGATGTAGTTGGTGAGGATGGACGCTTGATGCGTGATGTGTAGTAGATGGTCACGTAGGTCGTCAGGCAAGACTCTTTAGGGAGCGGCTGCGCCACGTGCGCACGGGTTATTTTGACCTCCGTGATGTCGTGTTTGAATGAGGACCCAGTGGAGAAGAAGTTGCGCAGTTTGTCCCCAGCTGCCCAGGCTGCACCGGTGCCCTTGTCCTTGGGGTGATTGAGGGTGAACTGGAGGAAGCCTGTGGCTGAATCGTCCCCACCCAGCCCTACGGTAGCAGGTGTTGTGTCAGCCGGGACAAGATCAACCTGGACCCAGAAGGTGCCGTTGGGTGGAGTGACCCGCACGCCAGGCCACTTCACAGGCGGGTTGGCAAGACCTCCGTCAACAGCTGCGCGCTCCAAGATCGTCTTGGCTCCAGCCATCAAGGCCGAATAAATGTTTGCTGTTGACATATGTTAAAGGGTTTTGCCGTTTTGCTTCAGGATGAAGGCGATGCGTGCCACGTTCCTCCGCACCATACCGTGTGGAGCTTTGATCTTGGACCAGCCTTCAAACTCAATGCGGTAGGCATATGGGAGACTGTTGCTGAAATACACGGAGATGTCTTTGCCTGTTCCGTCTCCGCTGTTGTTCTTGACCTCGTTGATTGCGCCAACACCCGTTGGGTCCTTGGCGTCAGAGGTCGTCAGGTTGGGGGAAGCCACGTTGGTCCTCCAGTTGGCCCGCAGGCGTCCCGTGTCCACTGGTGTGTCCAGTATAACGCTGCTGAAAAGCTTCAACACCACGCCGCGTCTGAACTGCTCGACTGCCTTGAGGCTGCCAACCTTGAATGTAGCCACTTGACCTGAGAAGCTCATTTTTTCCTGATTGTCAGATCGTAAATGATGTTGGTGACGCCGTCTGGGCACAACGGGTTGCACCCCAGGACCTCCCAGGAGGAGCTTTCAAGGTTTGCCACTGTGTCGCCTGAGTCTGGCTCAAACGGTGCACCCAGGGCGGCAACTAGGAGCTTCCTCATGCGCCCGCGCACACCCTCGCGTTGATCTGCGTTGTCTCCGCTCACGGAGGCAGAGAGCTGCTGGACACCGGCCTGGTTATAGGGCAGAATCACACAGGCGATAGGTCCCGTCAAAGGCGTCCCAGCTGCGGTCTCAGTGCCTGCGACCGGGTTGAACACCGCATCGGTCCCTGGGCGGGATATCGTGACGCCTTTGGCACCTTTTCGTTTGATCAGGGCAAGAGCGGACTTGGCGTTGCCGATGTAGCTCATACGCGCACGGTCCTCAGCGTGAATGTTCCTCCACCGTTGAACAGTGGCTCAAGCAAAGCCATGGCCGCGTTGAATTGCGGCCGGACCGTCCCAGTGCCTTGCTTCACGTAGGAGGTTGAAAGTGGGCCCACCGTTTCGCTGGCAACCTCGCGTCCTTCACCGGTGGGCTGTAGGTCCGTGTCAACTGCGTCCACGGCCAGGCGTATCTGTGCTTGTTTCAGCACATTGGGTATCTCATCCTCAGCGAGGTCGGAACCATCAATGGTGGCGCCTTTTCGGGGCCACTGAAGCGCCTGTGTTGCAGAGGTCTTGATGCCTCTGAACCGGGTGCGGTGTGTCTCAATGAAGTCGCTGGCTTTGCGCAGCAACTGTTCCACAGTGGTATCATCCGCAGGCAACGTCAGCCCGCGCAAATCTGCCCACGCCCTGGCCTCAGCCACCGTTACGTAGCTATCCGCATCATCCAACCCAGTGCCGGTTTCAACAGTGAGGCTCATAGACGTGGGCAGAAGGAGTTACGCAACGAGGGTGAATGTCTGACGATACCAGTTGTCGGTGGCGGTCCCTTTGGCAGTGTCGCTCGCGTTGATGTAGAGCGAACCAGAATGCCAGCGCTGCTCCCAGGGCTCACCAGCGGTGCCGTTGGTTCCAGCGGAGAGGGCGGTGGCGGTGAGGGCGATGACGACACCCGCACCGGTGTCGCTGCCGGAGTGCGTTACAGTCACGAGGGCTGAGGCAGCCGTGGACGCCTCAATGGCGGCCTTGATCTGGGCAGACGTGGAGGTGATGGCGGGAGCAACGCCAGCGGTCGTATCGGCGGAGCTGGCCGCAGCGGAGACACCCAACCCAGCCGCAATGGCGACGTTGAACGTGGCATCATTGGCGGCCACGTAAGCAACCTTCACCGTGAGGATGACCGTGGCAGCGGAGCTGGTGGCGGTGAACTTGGCCGCAATCGCAGGAGTGGCGTTGAGAGCGTCCTTGATGGCGGTGGCGATGAGGGTGGCGGTGGTGTGCGTGCCGGTGACGAGGGCAACAAGGACCGTGGTAGGAGACGCCAGGAGGGTGCTGACCACGGTCACGGACAGGTTTCCTGAGCTGGTGGCCCCAGAGGCTGCGGTTACGGTGGCCGTTTCGACTTGGGCGGTGCCGGCACCAGTGGCGAGGTTGACGGTGATGGCGGTCCCGGTCACGGAGACGCTGAGGGCAGCGCTGGGGGTGCCGGGGTTGACATAGGCAACGGTCGTGGCGTTCCCAACGGTCCCTTTCGTGGCCGCAGTGAACACCAGATCGTTGTTTGCCCCGGTCAGGGACGTGGTGAGAGAGGCAGCAACCGCATTCACGGGTGCCGCCAGGGCGAGGGAGGGGCAAAGGATGGCCAGGAGGGCATTGATGCCTCTGAAGCCTGCGCTTTGCCGGGAGAGATATTGGCGCATGATGTTTTGGTGGGTTAAAGGAGGTCTTTGTCAGTGGCAGCGGCACCCTTGGCTTTCTGGAGCGCCTTCAGTTCCTTGGCGGACAAGGGCTTGGCAGGAGCTTCAGGAGCAGCCTTGGGGGCGGCAGGAGCAGGAGGAGCAGGAGGAGCAGGAGGAGCGGCCTTGGCAGCCGTTTCAGCCAGTTTGGCTTTGGCTTCTTCCATGCTGTAGCCTCTGTTGATGAGGTTGATGAGTTTGAGGGATGCTTGCATCGGATTGGGTTGGTTGAAAGTAAAAAGGGCGGCAGCCCGGAGACTGCCGCCCCGGAGGGAGCTTTGTGGCCTTAGTCGTTGACCCGGATGAAGGCCATGGGGATGTTCTTACGCTGCCACTTGCGTGCCCAGTTGGCGGCCAGCTTGAGGTTGGCGTAGGTGGGGAATTTGCCGGTGACGGTCGTGCTGGTGAAGTCGAAACCATAGGGGTGCCAGACGTTGTTGACGCGGCTCCAGATCGTCTCCTGGCCGCCACCGTTGCCCTTCTCAGGGTCGCGCTTCATCTCGCTGGGGACCAGGACCTTGCCGGGGGCATAACCCACGACGGCGCCACCGAACATGATGCAGGTGTATTTGATACGGTTGGTGCCGGCAACGGCAGGGAGGGAGTCGTCAATGATGAGACGCTTGCTCATGTAGGACTCAAACAGGACGTTGTTGTCAGCGTCACGGATGGTTTGAATCAAGCCCTGCTTCATGAGGCGGGCATGGATGTTGGAGTGGATGGCCAGGGTGGTAATCTTGGACTTGTGGTCGCCAAGAGTCTGAAGGCCATCGATGACGCGTTCACCGCCAATGCGCTCGTCATCGGTGACGGCAGAGGCGTCATCATTGGAGACGTCAACGACCATGTCACCGTCATCGTTGGTGATGTTGGACTCCATCACGCCAATGAGGGTGTTGATGAGGCGCTGTTCATCGTCCGTGGCCCAGTAACTGCCAATGGAGCCGGTGATGGCGGCCACAGGGTCAATCAGGGCGAGTTCACGTGCGAGGTCCATGTTGGACCAGGACTTGTTGCGCGAGGCAGAGCGGAAACGCTGGAGCAGGGAGTCAATCTTGTCCGGCGTGGAACTTTCGGCGGGATTGTCGTTGGAGTAGTTGGGCTCATCCTGGGTGAGAGCGCGGAAACCGCTGACTTCACCCTGACTGCCGCCAGCGGCAATTTGGGTAGCAATATCACCGTCAAGGACGGCGATACCGCTGGAGAGAAAGCGGTTGAGGCGGGTTTGGGCTTCCTGGGCGCGACGGCCAAAGGTAAGCGGCTCGTAGATGTCTTCTAGGCGCGTGGGCATGGTGGTGTGAGGTTTGGTTGTTGGAAAGGATTTTATTGACCAGACTCAGCTGCCAGCATTGCCTTGTATTGTTCAGGGTTTTCCCGCGCAAACTTAGCTTCTTCCACGCCGGTCATATCGCTGAGTTTCTTTTTGGGGGCACCGCCTCCAGGCTTACGTCCACCAGTGCCACCGGCACCTGACGCTTTGCTGCCAATGACTACGGTCGCAAACACAGGGGAAGTCAAGAACTCATTTTTGAGCTCATCCAGTGTGAGGGCGGAGACCTCCCCAGTGGTGGGGTCAAGGACCTTGGTGACGGCTTTGCCACCAACAATCTCGCCCACGAGACGCTTGGTGAGGTGGGGCATGAGCAGCTCTGCGCCGCTGCCGGCCAGATCTGTGGCGAGCTTCTGGGCGACAGCGTCCACGCAGGAGTTGCGCAGCGCGGCATTGGCTTCTTCAACCTTCTTGTTGAGTTCAGTCTCGCGCTTGGTGAACTTGTCTTTCCACAGAGCCTCAGTGTTTTTGACCTTTTCGTCTCCCTTGGAGTGGTCAGCCCGCAGGGTTTCAAGCTCCAGGTTGAGGTCATCCAGCTCCTTTTGCTTGTCCTTGAGCTTCTGCTTGGTGGAGTTGTGCTGCTCTTTCTCGTGGTCCTTGGCGCGTTTGAGGGCACCTGTGTCCTCCAGGCCGGTGACATCTAGCGTGTAGCCACCATCATCGCCAAGTTTGTATTCCTTCTGGAGAAGGGCGTGAAGGGCTGCGAAGGCCGCAGCCGTGATTGTGAATGGGAGTGCCATTGTGGTGTTGTCTGGGTTGGTTTCTTTGCCGGCAACTTGCCGACTGGGAAAGAGTGTGATTGCGCCGCGTCTCAGTCAAGCCCAGATCGTCTGAACACCTCTGGCGCCTTGGCCCGCATCTCATCCAGGGTCATTGGCTCAAAGTTGCGCCCCAGGTTGAGAGAGGCGAACTGGTCCGCATTCAGTCCTCCGTCCCGGAACAGCTTGGCACGGGCTGGGCCCAGCGCCTCATCCTGAAACTCAGCGGGCTGGCCCTTGAGCCACTGGTAGTAGGACTGATTGGCCTCCACGTAACCATCTTTGCTTGAACGGGTTGCGCCCTCGTCAAGGAAGTCAAACATGGCCGGCAGCTTGGGGATTGTCGTGCTGCGACAGTTGACGTGGACCGGTGGCTGCGGACCTTTCCCCAGCTCAAACACTCGCCCATCCAGGCTGCGGCAGACCTGCGTTGTGCGCCCATCCAGTGTCGCAACAAACGTGTAGCCCTCAACAATGTCGCTGTTCTCTCCCCAGGTCGCAGATCGTGCGGCCTGGCTGACGTGCTGAACGGCGGTCCGGGCAATCGCCTCAGCCTGCCTGCGGGACACGTCCACGAGACCATCCTTGTAGTTGAGCTTGCGGGTGCCACGGATGGCCTGAATGAGCTGTCCCACGGTCTGCCCCTGGCCCCAGGCCTTCAGGACCGCCTGCTCAACACCAGCTATGTGTTTCTGGCCCCACGAGCTGATGAACGGGTCCAGAAGCTGACCGTTGGCGCTGAGAGGCTGCGTCAGAGCGGCCTTGTAGGCTTTGTCTGGCGAGACAGGCGAGAAAATGATGGCCTTGGGCAGCGCCTTGCCGGTTGCGGCCAGCACGGAGTGCTCAAAATCAGCCTCGTGCTCTGCGACCTGGGTCAGGTGGTCCCTGAACTTCTCCTCCTGGGCCAGGATGAGGGTTTTCTGTTGGTCCTGGAGGTCCTTCAGGAGCTTGTTCAGCTCGCGCTTGTTCAGCTCCTGAAGGACATTGGACTCAACCGCAGCCAGGACCTCCACAATGGCTTTCTCCAGCTTGGGGAGGACCGCTGCAAAGTCATTGGCAGAGGACGTTTTCAACCGCTCCAGAAAAACCTGGTGGCGGGTGATGACGTTGCTGAGGGTGCGCTGGCTCATGCTTTAGCGGGAGCAGCCTTACCTGGAGGGACGATTGGTTGAGTGAGTGCCTGGGTCTCGCGCTTGTCCTGCCATTCCTCCACCGTCTCAGTGGCGAGACCGCTGCGGCGCATCGCCTCGCGCATCTCGTCATCGGTGATGGCCTGAGCCTGCCACTCCGCAATGAGTTGAGCCCGTTCCTGGGCGTTCATCGAGTTGCTGCGGAAGTTGGTGTTGAGAGCAAACACAACCTTTGCCTCCGTAGGCGAAACAAAAGCATTGGCCCATTCAAGGTGGGCGACGTAGGCAGCGGAGACGTTCTTGGCAATCTGGCCCAGGATTGACTGCTCAGCAGCACCGTCAAGGGCAGACTCTGTGGCAGTGCGTTGGACTGTCTTCTGCTCCACAAGCTTGGCGCCCAGGGCAACCATCTGCTTCTCCTTGTGCTCCATGGCCTCAAACGGCATCGTGTTGGGAGACGCCTGGAGGAGACCTGCGGTGCCACCCTCTGGGAGCGGGACGGCTGCGCGGGCACCCAGCTGAATCGCTCCCTTCAGGACATCGTCCACCCAGCCCTGGGTCAGGCCAGCGAAGTAGGGAGTGGGCTGGCCCACAATGTAGGCCGCTTCCTCATAGTCAGCGCTGTTGCGGTAGTGGGCAATGTTTAGGTCCGCAAGATCGTAGAGAGGAGGCAGGTCAGGCTCACAGTCGTTGTTCACTGCGCCCACGAATGTGAATGGGATGTAGCTGAGGCGCTGCCGCTTGGAGTCCGTTGGCTTGAACACGCGGTCCACCCCATCCTTGTCCTTGCGCAGCTGGTAACCATCAGCGTTTGTGGCCTGCTCATACTCCTCCACGACATACAGCCCGTCATCGTCAAGGCGGAGGACCTTCCAACACTGCTTATACTCCTCCTCAAACCCATCGTCATCAGCGACATACTGTTCATCGATGACCACGAGGGCGAGCTTCACGACACCACCCACACGGATGGTGCGCCAATTGATGAGGTCCCAGGCGTCAAAGGTGACGATGTTGGGCCGGATGTTGCCGGCTGCGAGCTGGGCCACAGTGGCTCCCTCTCCCTCAACAGTGGGGTAGTCAGTCCACAGGCCGTAACGACCATAGGACAGGACGTTGGAGAGAGTCTTGGTTGCCTGCTGCGTGAGGGAGAGACCGGCACCGTCAACGTCAGCCTCCAGCGCCTTCAGCGAGGCGGGCAGGGTGATGACAGGGTCAACGCTCATCACCTGACCCACGAGACCGGCACGGGTGCGCCCCGTGGCGTTGTAAAACACAGCCCGTTGCTTGTAGGCTTTGTAGCGTTCCTCGTTCTCTGGGGACTCGTCAGAGGCGTTGGGCCGTGGCAGGTAAACGTCCCCACGCTTCTTCACTTCCTCGCTGCCAGCCAGCACGTCACGGATGAGGTCCCAGCGAGGTTTGAGAGAGGCAAACTCAGGCCGGACGTAGCCCACGTTGGGCCTTTCCTTGCTAAGCTTCCTCGTTTTGGGTGCGGTTGTGGGGGTCATTGAAGCAATGGTCAGAATTGCTTGTGGAAGGCGGAGTATGTTGGGCCCTTGAGGTTTGTGTAGGCTTTCATATACCGCTGGTGAGCTTTGGTGTTCGCAGCCTCCAACGTCTTCAGCTTGGAGTGCCACTCAGCACCGATGGCTCCTGCTTTGCTGGGGTTGGTGCCAAGGAGCCTGCGCTGTTGCACTTGAACTTGAACGCTGGTTTTCCTGTGTGCTACAACAGCCATGTTTGCTTGTTTCGACTTCTCACTGAACCGATTCATCGCCTTCAGGGAGGTGCTTGTGGACGGTCCGTGCTTCCCAACGCCGGCAGCCTTCATGGCGGCAAGGTGCGCAGAGGCTTTGGGACCGATGTTGCTTGACGCGCCTGAGGATACAAATTTGCCCGTCTTGGGGTCGTGTTTTTGAGGCATAGGAGTGAAAAACCCGTTTATCCGCCAGCGCTGGTGTCGAGTCAAGTCTGATGTTTCACGTTGAGGGAAGTCACAAACTTCCTGGGGTCATGGAGGCAGCGATACCGGACTTCATCGTAGATGTGGTCCTCAGCCGCGCTGTCCACGTCCTCAATGTTGTTGGGGTCACGCGGGAGGACCGGCAGGGTTGCGAGCGCAGCCGTGCAGTGGTCCATGAAGTAGATCGCAGCACCCTCCCTCGTTGTGGCAGCCTTGAGGCGGTCACGGAGGAGCTGGAGACCCACGATGCGCGAGCCTGGTGACTTGTTTGACTCTGTCCACTTCACGCCTGCGTTCTCCATGATCTTTCCAATGCTGTCACTATCCTCGTTGTCCTTGGTCCAGATGGAGTTGTCAGCTGGTCCTGGGTTCACCCTGCGCTTGATCCAGCCGCTCAGCGTCAGCGCTGCCTCGCGCTCCTTGATGCCGGCCGCAACGTCCAACGCTGAGAGCTTCAGCCCCTCGTTGCTCCCAACCTCCTTGCTGCCATACCACTCGTGGCACCTCACGAGGGACCCAGCCTGCGGGCAGAAGCGCGAGCCGTTAGGCAGCGTTGCCTCCGTCCCATCGGCCACAGCCCACCACCCCACGCTGAATGGCTTGGCACTGCCCCAGTCGTGAGCCCGGTCTAGACGCCACCCGGAAGGCACAACAAAGCGCGGGACTCGCACCACGTCCAGGTCCCACACATCGTCCAGCGCTCCTCCTGCGACAATGTCCCAGTTTCCGTCCCTCATTGCCTTCACCAGCTCAGGGCTGCCCAGGCCTTCAAGCCTACTGATGTAGTCTGGGTCGTTGAGGGTGAGCGTGGGGTTGTCCTGGAGCCGCGCTGGGATGTATTGGCGACGCAGCCCGCCCTCTCCCTTCTTCTGGTCCACTATCGCGAGCGGAGGAGCGTTGTTGATGAACATGCGCCTCACGAATGTGTGCCCCACGCCTCCAGGGTTGCTCCCGTTCACGATGCGTGGGAACTGGCCGGCATACTTGGGCGGAATGCGGAGACCTCCCAGGCGGCAACGGCCACGCAGGAAGCGGTAAATGACCTCTGTGAAGTGCGTCAGCTCATCAATCATCAGCACATGTATCTCCGCTCCCTGATACTTGAAGCGGTCTTTCTCGTGCTGACAGTGACACAGCCAGATGTTGCTCCCATTCCAGAAGCGGAGGACGTTCTTGGAGCCGTTGTGAGCAATCTGCCCTGAGGCGAACAGTGGCGCGAGCATCTCAGGAAAGCTCCCTGAGCCCTCCATGTGATTCTTGTTCAGATCGTCTGAGAGCCTGCGGAACAGATACACCTGGAGACCAGGTATCTCAGCGCACCACAGGAAGGCCGCAGCCCGCATCAGGTGGGACTTGCCCCCACCGGCTGCGCCGCCATACAGAATCTCTGTGGCCTTGCTTGTCAGGGCGAGCGTCTGCTTGGGATGCAGCTCAATGTCAACAGTGTTACTCACGGAGTCTGGCGCGGGAGGTTCAGCAGAAGCTCGTTGACCAGCTGAGGGTTGTCCCGCAGCGCAGCCATCAGGGAGTTGGACAGCGTCGCAACCATCTGCTCGTTGCTGCTTTGCTCGTTGAAGCCGTTGGCGGAGAGGCAGAAGTGCACGACCTCATGAAGCAGTGTGCCAGCGCGCACGCTGTCGGGCATCCCGGCACGCAGCAGTATCTCCCCATCCAGGGTGCTGCTGCGCCCCATCCCTCCCGCGCTCCAGTTGCCCGGCGCAGTGGTCTTGATCTCAACATCCTGGCCACACAGTTTGATTGTGATGCTCACTGTTTGGGGACGTATTTGGGCCAGAAGCGGAGCGTGAAGGCAATGGACTCAAGGAGGTTGAGTGGTTTGGTGTCAATGGTGGTGTTCATGTGTGGAGAGTGAGATTGATGATAGGAGCTTTGTTGTCATTCGACTCCTGCGGCGTTTCCATGCCGGTGAGTTTGGCCAGTGCCTTGTAGGCGTTGATGCGATCTGTTGCGTTCATGGCACCTGTCGCTTCCTTCTTCAGGCCTTGCAGAATCTCCTGTTTGGTGATGACCTTGTCGTGAGGCATCTGCTCCAGAAGCTCGTGCGTGATCTGGATGAAGAAGCGGTTGCGCTCAGCTTTCCTCGCGAGGTTCCATGCGATGTCGGCACGGGCTGCGGCGTTGACCAGATTGAAGTCTATGATGTATTCCCGTGCCAGGCGGGTAAGCCTGAACTCCTCCCGCAGGTCTCTGACGCTCCGCTTCTTCAGGAGGGGCATCCTGCCACTCTTTTTTGTGCCGTGCACCTTCATATTCTTGACACTCATTTCAGGTATCTCCATGCGATCTTGGATTGGCGACGTTTGCGCAGCAGCTCTTTGAACCTGATGTCGTGTCGAACAAAGTCCAGTGCGACCTCAATGAAGTCCCGCTGAGACACGTCATGCACAATACACATCTCGTTGATTGTGTTGTGTGTCGCAGGGTTCATGCGCAACGACATTTGGTGGGTTGCTTTTCGCGGTCCGGGATGACGCCGTTTGGGTGGGTTGCTCATCAGTTTTCCAGCATTCTGACGACTCCCGGCTAACTCGTAAAGCTGGAACTGGAGGAACACCACAATTAACTCGTAAACCGCCTCGCAAAACTGTGCGTTTCAGAGCAGCGGTAGTAGTTGTAGTTCGCCACAGCCGTGTAGGAAAAGCACCATTCAATATCAACAACTTACGCGGACCCTACCCCGACTAGCGGTAGGAGTTGGTCCCTTTCACACCCTACCGCTGATCCGCTGCTATCGCACCGTTATTCTTATTAGCCTTTTATTTCAGAAAATATTTTCCCCTTACGCAATAAGATAGGGAAAGAAGCGGAGAAGCGGTATTAGATGGAAATCTCCACAGCCGGTGGTAAATACCGTATCTTTTCGGGGGATAGCAGCGGTAGTAGATGGAGTTCTTCACACCGGGCGCAGCTTTACGTAGTTTATATCAACGACTTACGCGTTTCAGTAAACCGCTCTTTGTTCTCGACTCAGTAGCGGTTTACGTTTTTATTCCCCTCTGCCTATGGATTCACAATTTAACACGTTTTGGGGCGGTGACGCCTCAGACCTGGGGCATGTGCGACGCCTTGCCCCCACCTCGTTCGCTGAACTGGTTGACCAGGTCCTGAACTGCGCCGTCTCCCTCAACATTACCCGCGCTCACTACGCCACTCTTCCAAAGGAGAGCCGGCAGAAAGCCAAGCGTGTCCCCTATGTTGTCCCGTGCGGCTTTTCCTCCTCCCCCTCGCAGCGGCTCGTTGAGCTGGCGCAGACAATCAGCCTCGTTTGCCTGGACATCGATGACCCCCAGCTCGCTGCCCCTTACTTCTCCTCCCCTGCGACACTGGCGGAGCAGCTGATGGAGTTCAACTTTGCCCTCCACACGACCGCCTCCAGCACGCCCACCGCACCGCGTCTCCGCCTTCTAGTAGAGGCGCAGGAGCTGACCCCAGACCGCTACCGGGACGCGGTGCTGGAGGTGGCGCGGCGCATCGGCCTGACCAAGGTGACCAAGGAGTCCTTCACGGTCCACCAGCCCATGTATCTGCCGACTCTCTTCAAGGGTGAGACCTCCCACCCGCTCCTTTGGAGTGAGACCGGTGCGAGGGCGTTCACTCAGGACGACATCGGCGATACCGATGACGAGCAGCCAGAGCCCAACCCGTTTGAACCCACGGGCAACTTTGACACGACGGCCACGGGTGACGACCTGGACTACCTGCGTCCAACGGTTGAGGGAGTCACCATCCAGGACGCGGCTGCCGCCCTGACACACATTGACCCAGACTGTGTTTACAACGAGTGGCTTGAGATCGCAGCCGCGCTGCGTCACCAGTTCCCACTGGAGCCGCTGGCGTCCAAAGCGTTTGCCTTGTTCGACTCCTGGAGCAGCAAAGGGACCAAGTATGTGGGGGAGGAGGACACTGAGGCCAAGTGGAAGTCCCTGCGACCCAACCCACGTGGCCGCGTCCCGGTCACCATCCGCACCCTGATGACGAGGGCAGCGCAGGGCGGGTGGGACAGCTCCCTGGTCAAGCAACGGTGCTACAAGAACACCCAGCTCTGGATCAGCAGCTACCGTGGCGAGGATGGCAGCAAGCTCATCACAGAGGGACTGGGCCGCATCGCCGCCACGCCGCTCCTCAGCCAGTCAGAGGAGGACGCACTGCTCAGTGAGATCATCACGGCTGCACGGCGCATCGGGATGAAGATCACCGCCAGCAGCCTGCGCAAGGACCTGAAGAAGCTGAAGTCAGCCACGCAGGCGGAGAAAAAGAAGAAAGAGAAGATGCCCGACTGGGCCAAAGGCCTGTGCTACGTCGCAGCCATAAACAAATTTATCCGGCCACAGACCGGTGAACACTTTAGTCCTGAGGCACTTGACCGCGCTTTTGCGCACAAGTTGTTGCCCAGCGATGAGCAACTAAGATCGTTGGCGAGCCAGTCCATAGGCACGATGGGCACGCCGGTGATCTCGCCTCAGGACTACCTACTCAACATCATCCAGGTCCCGACAGCCTACGACCTGATTTACGACCCAGCGCAGCCCAACGACACCTTTGTCCACCGGCACGGCAAGGTCTTTCTCAACACCTACCAGAGGTCGCACCCAGAGCCGGACCCAGACACAGCCTTTGAGGCGGGCAACCTCCTCCTGGAGCACCTGATCAACCTCATCGCAGAGCCTGCCTACCGCATCACCATCCTGGACTTCATGGCATACCTGGTCCAGCACCCAGGCTCCAAGATCAGGTGGGCCATCCTCCTCCAGGGAGCGGAGGGCTGCGGCAAGACGTTCCTGGCGGAGGCAATGAAGGCGGTGCTTGGCGATGAGCACGTGCGGATGGTTGGGGACCAGGCGCTGCGGGGCACGTGGAACGATTGGGCCTATGGCGCCCAGCTCACCGCCCTGGAGGAGGTCCGGGTGGCTGGCCACAACCGCTACGAGGTCATGAACGCCCTCAAGCCTCTCATCACCAACGATGTCATCAGCATCAACCAACGCTTCAGGGACTCGCGCAACGTCCAGAACATCACCAACTACATCCTCTTCACCAATCACCACGACGCCCTGGCCCTGAGCTCAGGCGATAGGCGCTACTTTGTCGTGAAGAGTCCCATCCAGACCAAGGCCCAGGTTGTGCGCCTCAACCGCAACAACTACTTTGACCGGATGCACTCCATGCTGGAGGACAACGCAAGCGGTCTCAGATCGTTCCTGGAGACCTACGACATCTCACCCAGCTTCCCTGTCAACGGTCCCGCGCCAATAACCACATACCTGACCCAGCTCGTCAATGACGCCAGCTCAGACCTCAGCGTGGCCGTCAGCACCGCCCTGGAGGACGCGGGGCACCCGCTCCTGCGGCGGGACTTCCTCAGCGGCACGACGCTCCTTCAGTCCCTGCTCCAGGATGGCTACAAGGTCACCCCTCAGCACCTGGGCTCCATCCTACGGGACATGGGCTACACCACAATGGGCCGGTCCCTCCTCTCTGACGACGTGCGCCACACCCTCTGGGTCAACATTGACGCGGGACTCCACATGACCCAGGATAGCGCGAGGGAGCTGGCCAACCAACGCCTGACGGAGGACCTGCTGTGAACCGTCTCACGTCCCACTTTGAAGGCAAAGAGCTGAAGGACACGTTTCTTGACGCAATCTCACACATACCAAAAGAGGATATTGACACGGATGTGCTTGAGCAAGTGTTCCTTGACATAACGCTCCCTTCAGGCGAACACATTTGTTGCGAGAGCGCAGAAAACTTCTTCATACCACCACTTGAACCCATGAGCTTCAGCAGCAACCTCCAGTCCGCTCCCAACCTCTACGATTGGCTGGACAAGCGTCTCTACTCCACGGGACCGGACCAGTTCAGGACCTGCGCCCACGGCAGGACCGGGTGGAACATCTTTGGGCAGTGGTGCGGCTGTGAACACTGCCGCAGGGACAATCCCTACCGCGCTCTCTTCTTTGAAACTCGCCCAAACCAATGAAATCTTACAAACAACGCACACACAAGGAGCACACACTGCTCCGCAAGCAACTCCGTGACCACATCATCGCCAACCCAGGCTCCACCCACGAGCAGCTGACCCAGGCGCTGGGCCAGATCGTCCGGGAATACCTCCTGGACCTCCAGCGCAAGCGGCTCGTCAGGTGGACCAAGCCACAACACGAGTCCCATTCCAGGGCACGGTGGTATCCCGTCGCCATGGACCTGCCGGCGCACCAGGCCCAGCCGGTGGAGCAGGCGCTGGCCTTTGCGGACCGTCGCCAGGCTCTCTCCCTCCAGGTCCCTCCCTGTCCCTTCTGCAAGGAGTCGAAACAGGTCCAGCTCACGTTCTGGCTGCGTCCTCCTGCGGCGTGGAAGTGCCGCAGCTGCAAGCGGTCCTGGACGGAGGAGCCGTGCTGCAACGCCTGCGAGGGCACGACAACCGTCAAGGTTGGAGAGGAGTTCAAGCCATGCCCAAGTTGCTGATTACCAACACCTTTGACCTTGACATGTTGATGGCGTGCCGATACGCCTACTACGTCAAGTCCATCAACATCGTCCCGGACCAGACCTACGATGAGATGGAAAAGGAGTATGAACTGCTCTACGGGAGACTCCCGGTTGGCTCTGACAAGGCCAAAGATTATTCAGACGCGCAGCGCGCATTGGCGCTTTATTTCATGCTAAGTGGCAGAGTAACAGCTGTTTCAAACAATCTGTTGTAATGCTTGAAAAAGGCATTGACTCGCGAGAGGGAAAGCCTTTTGTTTGCTCTCGTTGAACCACTAACCACTGAACCAAATGAAAGAATTCATCGAAACACAACTCACCGGCTTCAAGGCCCAGATCGCAGAGCTGACCGCGCTCCTCAACGCTCCAGTCCTTGACGGCACTCCCTTCCTCCTCATCTGCGAATACAAGGCACCCGGCTATCCCGCCCTTGAAATGGTCGCCAAAGGCAAAGAGTGGCGCTCACTTGAGATTCAGGACAACCATCTCAGCGGCTGCACCCTCAAGTCTGAGGAGTCAGTTCAGCGAGCCATCAAGATGCTCCGCTTTGAGAACACCAACCTGAGACTCTCTGGCTTCACGTCTATCCACGTCAACCACTACCGCCAGATCAGGCTCAACCGTCTCCACGACCACGTGATTCACCTTGAGCGCAGCCTGGAGCTTATCGCCTCCAAGTAAAACCCAACCCAACCGGGGCACGTGACAGGTGCCCCTTCCTCCCCCATGAAACTCCGTCTCCTTTCCGCCTTCATCTCTGGCTCCGCTGCCGCCGCAGCGCTCATCATAGCAGCCTTTGTTTCCCCTCCCTGGGTTGCGTCCTGTGGCTTTTTCGTCCTCACCGCCGTTGCGGCCGCGTCTGCCGCCTTTGCCATCCGATGAACCTCTCATCCCAGATCGCAGACTGGCTGACAGCCGGTCCGCTCTCCTTCACCTCCCTCAAGGTCCTTTGCGTGAACAACCCAAAAGACAACCAAGCTCTCCTCCCCACCCTCAACGCCATGATCAGCTCTGGCCGCATTCGCCTTTCCAACCACAAGTATTTCCTTCCCATGAAAAACAACCAAGTCCTCAAGTCCGGTAGCATCGTCCAGGTGCTCCACAAAGCCAACGGTAAAGACCGTTTCTACCTCAAAGAATGTGAGGTAACCATCAACCCCAAGACCTCCCTCGTTGTCGTCAAGGCCACCGGCAAGACCGCCTGCGGCACCCGTGAAGCGGGTGTTGAAGCGGCTGCCCTCCCCAAGATCGTTGCCGTTTACCTGTCCAAGGAGGACAAGGAGACCGGCGACACCGCCAAGGCCATCAACGTGGCTGCTGAAAATGTGGCCCTTGAAGGTGGCGCTGAGCCCACCCAGCCCACCGTCCCGGAAAAGCCTGCCAAGGTTGCCCGTGACCCCAGCGAGCCCAAGGTCAAGTCCTACAAGCCGCTCAACCCGGTGGCGGAGGAACTGTTGAAGTCCATCAAGGCCAAGCTGGCGCGCAAGCCTGGCAAGACCGCTCCGCTGAACACCATCGTGGAGCACGTTGGCCTCAGCGAACACTGCCACCTCGTCAACCTCGCCAGCCGTGGCCACATCATCCTCACCGGTGAGAAGAAGGACCGCGTGGTGACCCTGCCGGAGACCCAGCCTGAAATCCGCATCCGTGGGGAAGCCAAACCCAAAGCTCCCAAGGAAGCTCCTGCCCCCAAGTCCGGCACCGGCTCTGACCTCCTCTGAGCAACAATCGTGAGGCGGGGCCACGCCTGAAAACGTGGTCCCGCCCACTCTAAATCACAAAATCATCTTTGGATCAACTTTGTTCTTGAAGCTCGCGAGGTTTTCCCTTTTGTTTCTTTCCGAACCACTAACCACAGAACCAAATGAACCTCCTCAGCCAGCTCCTCTCTCAGACTCCAGCGCTCCAAGCCTTCATCAACTTTGAAGGCGAAAGAGTCGGCAAGCTCAACGCAGACTTCCTCCGCAAACCAAGCAAAGAGGAGTCAATACAACGCGCAGAGCTTTCCTTTGAGGTCATCAAAGCCCGCATGTCTCAGGAGGACGTAACCAACGCCACAAACTTCCTCCAGATCGTCCGGGAAACTAAGTGCGCAGCAACGAGAGTCGCTTACGCCACAAACCTTTGCGGGATGGTTGAAAACTCCTCACTCGACAAAAAGAGCAGGACCGCCGTCATGAACGCAATCTACAAAATTGCCGTCATGAACGCAATCTGCAAAATTGCCGCCAAAGCCTGAACCACAGAACCACTTCCAACCACTGAATCGCCATGAATCAAGACATCATCGAAAAGCTCAAAAAGATACTCGCCTGCGGAGACCTCTCAAGAGGCTGCACCCAGGCTGAAGCGGAGGTCGCAATGGCCAAAGCTCAGGCGCTCGCCATCGAGCACAATATTGACCTGTCGAACATTGACAACACGGAGAGGAAGAAAGCTGGCATTGAGACAGATCGTGCGAACATCACCGTCAAGCCAGGTGTCACCGCCCACAAGTATGTCGGCCACATCCTGAAGGTCTGCTTTGATGTGGAGTTCATCAGCATCAACGGCGGCCACGGCTACGCAGTCGTTGGCGAAAAGGTTGACACAGCCATCGCCGTGTTCTGTTTCCCCTGGCTCACCGCCACATTCATGAAGCTCTGGCGGGAGGAGCGCAAGCGTGGTGTCCTGACGGACCGTCTCAGCTACTTCATCGGTCTGCGCGAGGGCATAATTGCCAACAACCTGCGGGTCAAGAAACAGGCTCCAACCTCCTCCGCCTACGCCCTTGTGCTCGTGGACAAGGAAGCAGCCGTCAAGGCCAGGACCGCCCTTGAGTTTCCTCGCATCGTGGTCAAGCCGGGACGCGCACACAACACCCAGCTCTCAGCATTTCAGGCCGGCAGGGATGCCGGCTCCAAGATTAAACTCACGCACCAGATCGCATGAGCCTTCACACCGACACCCTCCCAGCCATCCTCGCTGACGCTGCCCAGCGTCCCTCCCTCCGCCTTAGGCGCGAGCGAGGCAAGCTCCTCCTTGAGAACGTATCCACAGGAGCCTGCGTGGACGTAACCGGGATAATCCCACGCTCCACCCACCTGATGAGCCAGATGCCGGAGGACCTGATGCCGATCAACCTCCTCTCCAACAGCTCCATGAAACAGCTGATTGAGCGCATCAACCCACACAACCCCATCGTCCTGTGAACTGGTTACTCAACTTCCTTGACCGCTTCCTTGACTTTTGTGACACCGGTCCCGACAAGGACTTTAGGCCACACTGCTTCAGCAGCTACCCCAAAATCTCTGACGCTGCGAGAGCGGAGAACGACTGTGACAGCTGTCCCTTCCTGGAGCGGTGCAAGAAAGGAAAACACTACGCATGAACTTCTTCCCCTGCACACTGGAGAACGCAGTCAAGCTTTGCCGCATTGCAGACTTTGAGCTGCGCGAGAAAAACTGGACTGTTGGCCTTACCGGCTCCACCCTCTTCAAGGGACATTCCGAAAAGGACTACGACATCATCTGTTACCCAATGAAGAGTCTGCTCAAGGACAAGTGCTGCAAGGAGGACGTGATCAACGGCTTCATCAGCATACTGGAGTCAGACGTGAAAAGCCTTGTCAAGCGTCTCTCAATGTGGGACACGATGCTTCACCCGTCCTCCCCAGGCCCAGATGACCTCAAGGATGTTTGGTGCGTCACTTTTGACAACGGTCTCCGCATTGACTTTTTCTTCCTCCAATGAAAACCTTAGCCATGCGCCTCATCGTAGGCCACCCACACATTCTCCCTGGCGTCCCTCACGTTGCCCCACGGCTCCTCCGTGTCCGCCTGGACGGTCTGAACCGCACCCACCTTGAGCAGGCGCTTCTCAGCGAGCCTGAACAGTGGGAGGAGCTGAGCCCATTCGACTCCCTGTGCGAGCACCTGCTGTTCAACCACCCAGAGCGCCTGGTGCTCCGCAGCGGTCCCGGTCTCCCCACCTTCCTCCGCTGGCCCACGCACAACGCCCTCCTGCCTGGAGACGTTTACCTGTGCCACGACCACATTGAAGCCAAGCGATTCATTGTCAGCAGCTACTACGGCCTGGACGATAACGACACCTACGTTGGGTCTGACCACAAAGTTCATCACCTTGATGACTTCTTCAGACTTCCGGCTTGATTCTCGCGAGGAAAACCCTTTCATCACTTTCTCAGCATTCGCTGGAAAACTACACATCCAACCACACACCCACGACATGAAACTATCAGTCACAGTCCACGGCGATACCCTTACGGACCTCGCCAACAACGCACGCGAGCTTGCTGACCAAATCAGCGGCTCCACCGACACGCCAGCCGCTGCTCCCGCAGCTGCTCCCAAAGCTGCCCCCAAGGCCGCTCCCAAAGCCAGTGAGCCTGCCCCTAAGGCCGCTCCCAAGACCTCCGCCCCCACCATCTCCCTCACGGACCTGCGCGAGCTTGGCCGCAACCTGATGAGTGCCGGCAAACAGCAGGACCTCCGTGACATCTGCAAGAAGCACGGCAGCGACAACCTCACCGGCCTGGACGAAAAGCACTACGCCGCCGTCAACAAGCTCCTCCGTGCCGCCCTTGAGGCCAAGGTCCCGGATGAGCCCACCGATGGTGACGACGGACTCTAAAGCGTCACCACCGTGAAGCCAAACACACTAGTCGTCAAGACACGTCCCTCAGACGCCCACCGGTGGCTGGTGTGCACGGCTTCACCCGGTTATCTTGCCAGCGTTCGGGACCAGCTCCCGGACGATGTCAAAGCCTACACAGAAGAAGGCACCCTGGCCCATGAGATCGCATCCAAGCTACTCCTGGGCCAGGCTCTGCCTTCCAAGGTGTCAAAAGACATTCTGAAACACGTCAAGCAATACGCCGCATTCATCCACTCGCAGCAGCCAGAGACTGGCTCAGACCTCGTTGTGGAACAGGCGGTCCAGGTGTTCTACAACCCGGAGAAGGATGGCTACGTGGACGCTGCCATCATCCACCACGACGGCTCCTGCGTCCACATCATTGACCTCAAGTTTGGACGCGGTGTCAGCGTTCAGGCGGACAACAACCCGCAGCTCTCCATTTACGCCAAAGGTCTGATTGACCGGCTCAATGTGATCTACGGGTTCAAACCAGACACAATCATAAAGATAACCATCTGGCAGCCTCGCGTGCGTGGGGAGGAAGCGGAGCGCACCTGGGTCACAGATCTGGACACCCTCAACCGCTTCACGCAGTTCATTGGCTCTGTCGCTGCCGACATTCACGCCAACCCCTTCAAACAGACCTTCTCCCCCAACGACCACGTGTGCCAGTTCTGCGCTGCGGCCGCAATCTGCCCAGCCCGCGCTGACAACCTCCTGAACGGAGTCGAGTCAGGCACCAAGATCGTCACCGTGCCCCGTTTCGACAAGAAGCAGGCGCTGCCGGCTCCTGAGACGCTCAGCAGGGAGGTCCTGGGTCAGGTCCTGGCCCACGCCAAGTCCCTCAAGAAATGGCTGGATCAGGTGGAGACCTACGCTGAGCTGAAGATGATCCAGCACAACGAGACGATACCCGGCTTCAAGGTCGTTGCCTCGCGTCCTCACAGGCGCTGGAAAGATGAGGCAGACGCAATCAACACACTGGAGTTTGAGCTTGGCCTCAACCTTGAGGACTTCACAGAGACCAGCATCATCACTCCAGCCAAAGTGGAGGAGCTTCTCAAAACGAGACGCACAGACAAGAAGATGTGGGACGCCTTCAACGACCTCGTGTTCAAGCCAGACGGCCAGCCCACCCTCGCCCCAGTCACAGACAAACGTCCATCCCTGCTCACCTCCGCTGAGGATGAGTTTGAAGTAGTTGAAGAGACCTCTTCAACTAACACTTTTGAAGGTCATTCAGACCTTCTCTAACCACACAAAACAGAAAGCCACCATGGCCACACCAAAACCCAGAATCACTGCCAACAACGACGGCAGTCACATCATCCGACTCCGCAAAGTGCGTCTGTCGTTTCCCGCCCTCTTCACGCCGCGTGCGTTTGAAGAAGGCAAAGAACCAAGCTACCAGGCTTCCTTCATCATGGAAAACCAGGATGACCCCAACGGCAACATCGCTCTCGTCAAAAAGGGCATTGATGGGGTTGTCAAGGCTGGCCTGAAGGGCAAACACCCTGGCAAGGACCGCATCTGCTTCCGGTCCGGCGAGGAGAAGGGAGACCGTGGAATTGACGGCTACAAACTTACATTTCACGTAGGAGCCGGCGGTGGCCAGGAAGTGTTCTATCTTCACCTCCATTTTCTCTCCGAAAAAGCGCTGTAAAGCAGTACAAGAGTTGGCGAAATTTTCTTTTTTCTGCCATTCCTGCCTTTTCTGCCCTTC